AGTGACGTGCGTCAGATCATGAGCTTCTGCTCGTGCCTCGGCGGGTATCTTGGCGCAACCCAGTACGGTGCCACTTCTTTGATCCGCTCATGAGTTTTCTTATTGCGATGACATTACTAGCGGCCCAGATGAAGAGTTCTGGGGCCGAGGTCATTGCTGAGTGCAGAGCAGAAAGGGTTGAAATGATTAGCAGGGGCGTATCTATGTCTGTGGTCAATCGGCTGTATTTGGAGTGCCTGGAGCGTGGCTAAGAAGAAGAAAAACAAAGGAGTCGTTATACCGAAGGAAATTGCCTATGCATTGATCCTTTCATTGATTGCTGGTGGCTGGGGAGCGTATCAACAGCTACAAAGGATTGACATTGCCCTTAGAACCTTGCAGGCAGAAGTAAGGCTGCTAACGGAATGACTGGCTGATAGGCGCTACTTGGTACACTGAGGAGACTTGTAAAGGCATCATGCTGTTTGAGGCAACCAACCCCTTCGAGGAGGCTAGTAAGGATCTACAGGACATGACCCTTGTGGATGTTTGGTGTAACGGATGTGGTGCAACGGTAAGGATGAACTCGAATTATGCGAAGTTCCTTAATGGTAAGATTAACTCATGTGCCAAGTGTCGTGGTCTGAAATTGGGGGAGTGACGAGCGAAGCGAGTAGCGACACGGAACGGAGTGGAGGGAAGCTGGCGCGGCATCCTAGAGAAGACTAGGGGATGACATGGCTTCGCCGCTCACACCATATATTAACGGAAGGCTCCTTGTCCCTGGACAGGGGGCCGTTACTAATGTCAATGGCAGGTGGGTAGAGGCTCCTTCTGACAGCTATCTTGTAAAACTATTTGTCAAGAGGGCCCAGTATAGTGGCGTGTCATCTGGTTCTAAGCTGATTCCTATTCCGTCGCAGCTTGACGGGGAGATGATGCCTGGGGCTAGCGGCGACCAGTTCTACTACAGGGGGTACGCCTTGGAGTGGACCACTGTTCCTGCTAGCTGGGACCTGGAGACCAGCGACGAGACTGGGTTGACGTTCCAGCAGGTGACGACACAGTACGAATGGCTGGCAACGGGAACTGAGTGCCAATTTCGCTTTGGTCAGGACCCGATCATGCCAGCAAGCAAGATCCAGCGCTCCAGTGGTGTTTTTGGCGGGCAGGGCATTGACGAGATTATCTACGAACAGATTGGCGGTGTACAGATTCAGATTACTGGTGGCGAGTTGCAGAGTTGATCATGGCGTTAGATAGCATCAAACTGACAACTGTCGTCAAAATGCCGAAAATGACGGTGGATCCTGGCGACACGAAGAAGCAGGCACTGAAGAAGAAGACAGCCTTCGTTGGGGCCTTCCAGAAGGCCGCCCAGGGTACTCAGAGGAATGTCGGCTACTGGCTGACCGAGGCGGTCCAGGAGAAGGTCTGGGTTTGGCCTAGGGACACGCAGAGGCAGAACGGCTCCTACGTAACCAAGGGGATGCGGGACATCGTCGACACGGGGGCTTTGGACAAGAGCAAGAAGGTCAATACCTCTTTTGGCAAAACCCAGTCAAGGCTGACGATCAGATATACGGCCCCATATGCTGGACTGGTTCACTGGGGCGGCTACGTTACTCCTTATGGCAACCCAAAGGCCAGGGCAGTCTATCTGCCGCCGCGTCCGTGGATTAAAGGTATTTTCGACAAACAGGCCGACATGGAGGGGTCAAGCGATGAGTTTGGTTACCTTGATGAGATCAAAGAGAAAATGCTTGGGTCTTTAGGTTGATAGGTATCATATCGCAGCTTCGTTAGTGAAATGGCCAAAAAGAAAGCGGTAAGACTGCCGTTCGTGGTAGCTCCCAGGCTTGAGCCTATCGTGGAGACAGTCGGAACTGACGAGTCTGGAAAGATCGAGATCACTCGGCGCGGCCATTTGACGGTAGCGGAAAAGGCTTTCATTAGCGCCGCCTTGTCGGATGATGACGCGATCAAAGGTATCCGCTCTACGGCCATGGACATTGCGCGGAAGACTGGCAAGACGCAGGCGCAAGTCCTAGAAGACATGGCAAACCCGAGCGCCACGCCCGCCTATCTGGAGCCCTTCCAGGACAAGATTACGATCGCGATCGGAGGCCTGATGGAGTATCAAGAGCGCAGAGCGATCGTTGCCGCCACCTGTATGCTCATTTACCGAGTGAACAGGGATTGGACCATCGACGATACCCTGGAGCTGCACACAGACCTGCGGGATGCTCTTGCTCAGCTGTTCGAGGACGAGGAAGCCAAGAATCTGGAAGCCCTGGAGCAGCATTACAAGCAGACCAACGATGACAAGGGAGCTGAAGACGAGGGAAAGTCCTAGGGGCTGAGACCGTCATCGACTTCGAGTCGTACTTTTGGCTGCTTAAGTCTGGGTTTCCTGGAGATCCAGACTTTTCTGTGGCGAAATTCTGGGAACAGCCCTATCATTACATCCTGTTTGCAGCCGAGAAGGTTCATGAAAACCGCAGACAAGAGCTCCATTTACAGGAATTACCGATAGCGCAAGTTTCCTCCATCCTGGCAAACCAGGCCAGGGACCCGAAAAAGAGGCAGAAGCCTTTCTCCGCTACGGATTTCTGCTTCTTCGCTCCGCTTGTCAACGAGGATCTGCCCAAAGGACGCTTTGGCGCTGCTGCTTTGAGGCTGATCAAGGACAATCGGTACCCATCTTGGGCTCTTTTCTGCTATAATCAGTTGATTTCAAGTGCTACAAAGGGGTACGAGCCCGAAATGCCCGCCCTGCTGGCATCAGATGCCATTCTTCTGCATCCTATCAAGGCCAAAGATGGATACACTGGCATGCTTATCGCACAAGAGTCGGCATCTGAGCAGTTTAGGGAGTTCTCCGACTACAACGGAGAGACCGTCAGGCTATTTGTGCCCAAAGTGCATACCAAGGTGATAGCCGAGGAAGATGCAACCCTCACGCATGAGGCCAGCAGCCCATGATCTTGTTGGCGTAGTCCTCCACAACCTTGGCATCGGACTCGTCATAAGGGCCGAATTCACTAAGGCCGCCAGAAAGCCACTGCCTGATGCGCCACTCGGCCTCGATCGTGTAGAATGGTTGCATCCTGAACCAGGCGACCCATTCCTGGCTCGACTTCGCTTGGTTGCATTCGCGGCAAGCGGGGATGCAGTTGCTGGTGCGGTCTTCACCGCCTGCGCTCTTGGGTCTTACGTGGTCAACTGTGAGGCTGTCGTCGTCGATAGGAGGGCGACCACAGTAGGCGCAGCGGTTGTTCCAGGCGTCTTTGATGCCTTGCCGCCATTGTTGGCGGGCTTCTCGTCGGGTGAGGGCAGCCATGTTGAATAGATAGTCTGAAATCCTCTCGTAAACGGGGAGGTGGTCCTGCGTTGCGTGCATTTTCAGATCACTATTCGGACAAACACGCGGCTGAGTGTATTTGGCTTCGGCATTTGTAGCCTCCGTGGTTGTCCTGACTTATTATACCTTGAAAAGGAACACTAGACAAGCTTCTCAAGGGTCGTGGCACAGGTTTTTCCTCTCACAGCGCAGGTCATCTACGAGACCCTGGTAGCGGACGCTACTTTCATGGGCCTGCTGGGCTCCTATGACTTTACTGCAGCCCTTACGGAGCAGCCAGCCATCTCGATCGTCAGCGCTGGGGAGGACTTACCTGCGCTGAGGAAGGTCAGCGGCGTGGAATGCGTGATCCAGGACGCGGGAGAGACTCGTCGGATCGAATATCTGACCGATAGCCCCGATTTCAGCGTGACCTGGAGCGTCTTCCTGATCGCCTGGGAGCCCGCCAAGGGTGCAGACCTACAGACCGCTACGGAAAGGGCCTTACAGCGGTTCCTGGGGGCCTCTGCGGTCCAAGTGGTGGGCTATAGATTAACGGGCCGAGAAGGTCCGAGGTACCTTCATGCGGGTCTAGCCCGTTTCTTATATGGCAAACTTCTCTGCGGCCTTCGGGTACGATTTCTACATCGTCCCGCTAACTTCGGATAACGTGGATGTCTCCTTCGCTGGCATTACTGCGGCTGACGATCCGACCTCTGGTTTCATCGACACCACTGCTCTCGCGACTGGCGCTGTGTCCTACGCCAATGGCGTTTTCACCGTTGGTGCTGACACCTTCGACATGGACGGCACCGACAAGCCCGTTCGTCTCGCTGGCCTGACTCAGGCCTCCCTTGAGACCGACACTGGCTCTGAGGACATCTACACCTACGACGACGAGACCAAGGGCTTCAATCAGGCTGTAGCTACCACCAAGAGCTTCAGCATCTCCCTGGCTGGCGTGGCCGACTTCAAGGACACTGGTTACCAGATCCTTCGCCTCACCGAAGCCAACACCGTGGCTGACAGCCTGCGTGTGAAACTGGTTCGCGTGGGCCCGACTGGCACTGTCGAGACCATCTACGGCTACGGCACCCTGATGAACTACTCTGAGTCCAACGAGGTGGCCTCTATCGTATCCTGGGAATGCTCGATCACTGGCTATGGCGCCTATCAGCTTGAGCTTGACGCTTAGCTGACTGGAGGTATCGCACAGGTGGGGCCGCTCAATACAACGACCCCATTTACCGCTACCCAAACAGGTGCCGCCGCTACCATCTCTGGTGGCACTGGCTCCTCCGCTACTGGTACTGTCGACACCGACGGCTCTGGAGACGTCACCGCTCTCAGTATCACATCTGGGGGCAGTGGCTATACTATCGGCGATACGATTACGATCACCGAAGTTGGCGGAACTCCTGGCGTGGCTACCGCAGAAGTTACATCTGTGGCCTAAGTCTTGTAACCGCGATGCTTGCAAGCAAACTGAATGCACAAGGGCCCCGAGAGGGGCCTTTTTTGTCGGAATCCTACTCCAGACGTGGGTACCAGAGTGTCTGATCTCGTTTTTACAGTTGATGTAGATACAAAGGATGCTATTGCGTCTATAAATAACTACTTTGAGACTGTTAAGCAAGGCGCGAAGAACGCTGGTCAGGCGCTGAGAGCCGAACTTGGAGATAGGAATCAGGAGGTCGACGTTGTCCTGAACTTCAAGAATGGCAAGATCGTAGCCCAGGAGATGAAGAGGGTTGAGACCACGACGGACAAAGTGGCACAGGCCTACAAGGCCGTCAACGGCGAGCTGGGTAAAACTCCCGCCGCGCTGAAGACAACGCTCAGAGTTCTTCAGGATCTAAGAAGTAGAACGGTTAAGTACTACAAAGACTCCAGCACCAAGGCAAAGTTGGTCTCAGAAGACTGGAAAACTTTGACGAACAGAATCGTAGAAACGAAGAAGCAACTGAACGAAGTGGCGTCTCTCAGCGTGGCGCAGAAGATGTCCGCTGGCTGGACAGGGCTGATCGAGAAACTGACTATAGCCAACCTGGCGGCTAATGCCATCCAGTCGGCGTTCAATTCGCTCACAAAGGCCATCTCGGCTACGATCTCGACTGGCCTGGAGATGGAGCAGTTGAGCCTTGTCCTGAAGGGCTTTACTGGCAGCGTTGTTGCCGCAGAAACTGCGATGGCGAGTTTTATCGATATCGCCGTCAAGACACCGCTAGACGTGCAACAGGTTGCTCAGGCGGGTAAAACCCTACTTGCTTTCGGCATCTCCGCCGAAGAGGCTATGATGGCCACAGAGCGCTTGGCCATTGTCGCTGGCGCTACGGGCGGTGACCTGAACAACCTCTCCAGAAACCTTGGACAAATCTCGGCCCAGGGCAGGGCGTATACTCGTGACTTGAACCAGTTTGCTGTTCAAGGTATTCCGATCTACCAGGAGCTTGCCAATGTAATGGGTGTTTCCGTAGAGAAAGTTCGAGAGATGGCAGAAGAGGGGCAGGTTGGACTCTCTGAAGTGACGGCCGCCCTCAAGAACATGACGAAAGAGGGCAGTGCCTTCAAGCAAATCTCTGACGAGATGCAAAATACATGGCAGGGGCAGATCGAGGCCATGGTCAGCAGCATGCAAGTGTTCTCTGGGTCCCTGGTTGAAGCCGTTCGAGACTTTGATAATACTTTCGGAGCTCCAATACAAAAGACGCTGAAGCTCGTTGCGGACTTGTTTGCCGCTCTTGCTAAAAACATGAACCTGGTGACTCAGGCCGCTGCAGCTATGGCTGTCGGTATCGCCACCGTCAGCGCTCTTTTGGTTGCCATCAACATCGGCCCGATTATCGCTGGCCTGGTCGCCCTGGCTGGTAAGTACTACGCACTTGCGGCAGCCGCCTGGGCCTCTGCTAAAGCCTTGGCCGCGACCCTTGGTTTAACGGGTCCCGCTGGTTGGGCGATCCTCGCCGCAGGTGTGGCCGCTGCAGGTGTGGCTTTTGCGGCGTTGAGGAATAGCGCGGAGCAGACGATCAATCCTCTAAATGACGCGAGAGAGTCGATCATGCTGATGAACGGTGAAGTGGACCCGAGCAAGATGACCGCATGGGGCTCGGAGGTCACCTCGTTGCAGACCAAGTCTCGTCAGCTGAAAGAAGATATCGATCAACTGTCGGCCGTCTACAAACTCTACTCCGAGCAAGGCCTGCACAACAAGGAAGTCTCTGACAAGCTTGCACAGAAGAAGAAGGAACTTCTTGAGGTCGAGAGGGCTCTGAAGGCTTTGGTCGAGAGTGGCGGTGGGAGAACAGAGGAGGTTCGCCAGCTTCAGGAGGCACTACTGGCCCAACAGCAGTACAACCAGGCTAAGCGAGATGAGTTGAAGGCGGCACAAGACCTTGCGAACGATAAACGTGCTGCGTACGAGCAAGAGAAAACCGAGCTCAGCGATCTTCAAGGGATATTGAATCAGCGATATTCCGAAGAGCAAGATAGAATCAAGGAAAGGATCTCGATCCAGAAGGAGGCCATTTCAGAGGAGAAGGCGGCTTATAACGATGCTAAGGCGGTGATGAAAGACCGCCATGACAGCGAGATGTCTCTGCTTGACCAGAAGTACGACAGAGTTCTCGACATTATTCAAGCGGAGATTGATGGGCTTAATCAAAAGAGCCCTGCCGAACAAGCTCTGTACGATTTACGCAAGAAAGAGCTCCAGGAAAAGCTTAAGTCGGCTGAACTAACCCAGAAAGAGAAGCTTGAAATTCAGGCTCAGCTTGAAAGGATGCAGCGTCGTGAGAAAATCGAACAGCTCCGCGCTCAGAAGAAGCAGACAGAACTGCAAAAGGAGAATGAGATCACTGCGGCCAAGAATCGTCAGCTAGCAGAAGAGCAAAATCTCAAGAAAGAACACGAGTCTCGCATGGGCGTGCTCGAAGCTGGCTTGCAACAGGAAGAGCAGTCCCTGGTCAAGATCAACGCGGAGCAGGCAGCATTAAACAAGAAGCTCGAAGAGGCGAATGACCCAACGCTGAAGCAGTATAAGACGCTTAATGAAATCCTCGTCGCCGTACAGAAGCAAATCAAGGAGGTCGATACCGCCAAGAATAGCTATGACAGGGCAGAACGCGCAGCTGCCGACTTGACCACCGAGATCGAAGATGGCGCCAAGGCGGCTAAAGACCTCCAAATCCAGCTAAGCGAGGCCATCAAGAAACAGAACCAACTCACCGCCGCCGCAAATAGAACCGCTTCGGCTCAGTCCAGCAGTAACAACAGGAATGACAGGAGGGGCACCGCTTTTGCGAGGGCGGAGGGCGGCCCAGTTACTGGTGGCACCGCCTACCAGGTGAACGAGCTCGGCAAGGAGGCTTTCCTGTCTGCCAGCGGTCGACTGAGCATGATCAACGCCCCCGCTTACGGCAAGTGGAGGGCCCCTTCTAGTGGTACTGTCATCCCAGCCCACTTGACGAAGCAGCTCGACGTTCCATCTGGCGGAATCGATCTCAGCAGTGCTCCAGCCCACAATAGCGCGAAAATCTCCTCTGGGAATAGCCTCTCTGGGCTGATCAGAGCGATTCACGGCTTGGCTGGTGGCGATAACATCCAGAATTCCGTGACGATTCAAAGCGCTACGCCAACTCAGACCGCAAGCGACATGTTGGTACAATTAAACAGGATCAAACGCCGCCGCATCCGCTGATATGTTCACTTTTGGAACCGCAGAAGATAACGCAAGCCTGTTCCTCGAAAATGCCGTTTCGCAAAGAGGTCCAGCGCTTGCTGATGTCCACTCAGACGAGATGACGGTAGAGGAACTGCGGGTCGCCTTGACTTACGCGAGGATGGCCTACGAGGCGGCTCTGGAGGAGGGTGCGACGGATGACACCCTTGAGGTACTTCTCACGCGCCACGACGCCGCATTCGAGGCTCTGGCGGCCATCGACGATGTCTTTAAGGGCAGGGTTCTGGGCACGGTCCCTGGGAGGATTATTTGGCTTAACGGATACTCCGAGGAAAATATCGAAAAGTACAAGCGCCTGGCTGCTGGGTAGTCGTCGGCAAACTAATCCAGCCAGTTCAGCGCCTCGATGTCGACGATAGCAATCTCTTTCACCCCGAGCGCTGGAACCCCTTTTTACAG